AACCCATAGGAGTATACATCTCCGACTCTAGTTTCTCCTTTCTGACAGTATTCTATACTTGCATCAATATCCCTACATATTTCCCAATGAACAGTATTGTGAATAATCTTTTTCAAGGCTGTAATTCGCTTCTTAGCGAGTAATTCTACGTAGCCTTGTAGATGTGGTGTCCCAGACGCACCCACTTCTTCTTGGAAAATAATTTTTTTAGAAAATTTTTGAAGATTTTGCAAAACTTTGTCGCCATTCAAGCCAAAATCCTTATAATTGTTAAAGGTAAAACAATAATGCTTTCCTTCAGTTCTTTTACTTAACACGCATTTTGAAAGAGAGTTGGAATCAGTATTACCCAACTCTCCCATCGCCATTGTCGCCATCTTAGAATATAATATACTATAGATATTTATTTAAATGAGTTATTTTTCCGCAAAAAAATATCTAGACCTGATATATATCATGTCATCTTATGCTTACTCATCTTACAGACCTCGTCGTAAAAATGTACTTGCAGGTGCTAGACGTTTTGCGACTCGTGCAGGTATGCTTCCAGCAGCTGGAGCAGCCCGTAACGTTGCTACCCAACGTAGAGCAGGTAGACCGCCCAAGTCCCTATTCATCGGACCAAAAATGAGTGACGGCTCAGTTTCCCGTACAGCCCAAGGAGTTTCAACTCAAACAGGCGCTAGTATGACTATGACACGTCGTAAGAAGCCTAAGTCTGGTAAGACCTATCAAGCCAAACCTCGTCTACAACAAAACCGTGTAGTATCTACTATCTTACGTTCTAATATTAAAACTATTCCCATGATTTTCCAAAGCATGAATGAGCTTGATGCCGGTTATGGTGCCAACTTCCTGACGAACGTCGTTGACGTCCAAGGCAGCACTACAGGTCGTATGCCTTTACAAGCCTTCTGCTTGACTACTTTGGATGCTGGTGCTGCTCAGGGTGGTGATCGTATTCCACAGTTCCTGCTTGCTCGTGATACCACGTTCTCCAAGACCACGATTCCTGTTGTGTTCGGTAACACGGCCGCTCGTACCCCTGGGTTCAATGACAATGTTAACAAACTTTTCTTGTCCTCCATCAAGATCCGTATGCTATTTTGGGGTCGTATTAATAAGGAGACTACATATCAAGTACAAGTCCTTCGTTTCCGAAAGACAGCTTGGCATATTAACCCTTTTGTTACTCCTGAAGAACAACTTTCTTTATCAGGACTATCTTCTGATCAGTTATCAGAACGTAAAGCTTTCTGGTTAGATTATCAGATGCGTAAACATACCGTAAATCCGGTAGCTATATCACAGAATCTCAGTTCCCGCTTCTCCAAGTATGTGGAGGTCTTGTACAACAAGTCCCTTACGATTCAAGAACAAGAGTCATCTTTTGACGAACAGAACAATGAACAGGTCACTATTTCATTACCAATTAATCGTATCATTTCGTATAATTCCCTAGTTGATACACGTTACGACGATCAGGATCTTCTGACTCGTACCGATGCCGTCCTTAATACCAATACCACTGATCTACAGGATCTCCTGAGCTACCATAAAGCTGGTGTTAATAACAATATATGGCTTATCATCCGTGCTAACCAAACACGCACCACAGGCGCTGCCGCAGAAGACATTGTTTCAGGTAATGGTCTACCACCTTACGTGCCATCATTTGACATAAGTTTCCAGACCAATTATAAGATAATCGATTCTCAGTTTTAAATGCGCAGCATAACATCTCGTGGGGAACGGAGGGAAAAGGTCCCATTTCTGACCTTTTTATTATAATTACGATAGTAATTATAATTCAATAAAAGACGTCGGAAAAGGTATTAGTTTCCCCATGGAACTAATATCTTGTCCTCAATAGTATACACTTTCCAACGGTCAGCTGTAAGCGCACTATATTTAGGTAAACAGTTACTAAACACAATCAAGTGAGGACTGTTACATATAAATGAGCCACACTCAAATTTATTGTTACAAATCAAGCCATCCTTGATACTTTCAATAGCATTATATGAAATATAATCGGACTCAACCGTTCTAGGTAGATTCCATAAAACAACAGCATTTTTAGTGCTTGTAATATAGTCTTTGTTATTGTATATCAAATTGATAACATCCGCATTCTTCCCACCGCAAGTAAATATAATCTTGTTATTTTTAACCAGATATTTAAGAAGCGCGGTCTTGCCGTTATTACCGGCAGGATCATATACCCAAATAATAGACCTATCATCAGGTTCAATACTAATCATATTGACTATGGTTTGCTGCCAATCCCATAGCTTATTAATGACCTTAACGTCAATAGGAAACCCATAGGAGTATACATCTCCGACTCTAGTTTCTCCTTTCTGACAGTATTCTATACTTGCATCAATATCCCTACATATTTCCCAATGA